AAATTATTTATTAATTTATTTATTTGGTCACCATCTAATAATTTAATGTCTTTTATCTTATATTTCAAAAAGTTTTTTATCATGTTTGATTCAATTAATAAGTTCTCGTTTTTCTTTATCATCCAACTATATTCTGGTTCTAATATTGTACTTGTTAATGTTCTTGAATCATTTTTAACATTGAAAGTCTTCCAAGCTGTCAATAATTTTACACTTATAGGCTTAACATTTTTATAACTTATTTCAGTATTAAAATCAGTAAAATTAAAACATTTCATTATGTTGTAAAAATTGAAGACATCTTTATGTAATGATTTTATTATATGTATTTTTGAACTACCAAATTCATAACCTATATCTGTCTTTAAATCTATCATTGAAAACTCCATGTTTTCACCATTTGAATTTTGAAATATTACTTCATCATTATCATTTATAATACCAAATATTAATAATATTAATTTTTTAACATCTTTAAAACTCAACAATTTATTTTGTATTATAACACAACTTCTGTTTGCTATGTGATAACCTCTTGAAATTTGTCTGCTTTTAGTTTCATTTAAAAGACTTGAAACAAACTTGAAGTTTTTTGACATTGATATTAATCTTAATAGTGAAGTCAAACTATTATTAAAATCAATATTTTTTATTGACCAGCTTTGCAGTAATTTGTTTAGATTCTCTTCAAAATTGAAATCATTTTGGAGAGATTCAAGATCTTTTAATAATCTTTTTGGATATGATAATTTAAATCTATTTTTATCTTCTATGTCAGATATGCTAGAACTTATTTGTGTGAAATTTCTGAATGCATTTTCATTGTCATTTATTAATCTAATATCATTTCCTACTAATCCAACAGACAGCATTATTGCTGGATGTATATCTGGTACACCTAAAGATTCTATAGGTACATTATATTGGTAATTGTCAGTAATATTCATGTGGTAGAACCTCAAGACCAATTGTGCTTGTAATCTTTGAAATATATAAGATATGTCAAATGTTGCACCATAAGTCATTAATTCTATTGACTTGGAATAAGCTGTTTTCATATCAGTGACATAACCTTCATCTGTTAAATCAAGTTTTATGTTTGATGTGAATTTAACCAATGGTGGAACTAAAAGGTTGCTTATATATGTTAAAGACAAAAATTCAAAAATTATAACACCAAAAACTGATTTTTTATGTGAGAGGTAATGATTTAATGATCTTTGATAAATTTCATATATAGTTATTAGGTAGCTCAATTGTGTGTAATTTTTAACTTCAACAATACCATGACTATCATCACTATGAGAATCAAAACACATATTAATTTCATTTTTTAATAATATACTACATAAGTGTTTAAAATACAATTGAGTTGCTGCATGAAACAATGAAGATAAATAATTGAAAATCCCAATCATAAACCCATAAGGCATTCTTATAGTCCAAAGTTCTTCCTTTTTAATTATATATTTTGAAAAATGTGAGTAATTTTTATTATTTATTAAACATTTATAAGTGGATTCATTTATCACTATATACCTTTTTTCAGTACTAGCAATAAAATTAAAAATTAAATGTATAAATTTTATAGGTAATATCTCTTTTAAACCGGAAAAGAAGAAAAGGTATTTTAGCATATTCATTTTTGGTGCCCATTTTGTGCAATCCATGACCCATTTACTTGTAATGTTTTCTTTCTTTATTTTAGGAAAGTTTTGTCTTAAATGTATTATTTTCATTCTCTGATTACTTGGTACTGAAATCATTTCATTAGGTAAAAATTTGCATAAATAACCCAAAAAAGTTTCTAAAGGGTATTGCCTATGTTTTGTTTCTTCATTCATTACATATATTTCTCTCCCACCACCTCTTTGTATCTTATGAACTAAATGATAATATTGATCACCTTCAATTTCCATATCAAATTTTATC